TTGAATTTTCTAATGGCTTCGCATCAATATCAAACCCTATACCAATATTATTCTTTCTTAGTGCTTTGTCATACCATTGCTCCAATGTAGTCATGTCATCCATATTCAGTGTACCAATCGGGATATTCTCCGGAACTGTAAAAACCATTCGATGAGGGAAATAATAGACTGAGTTAGTCGTTTCAAGCAAGAAGTCCTCTCTTGAATCTAAACCCCATACAGTTTCCATGTTCACGACAGGATAACCCATGTACTTAACGGACGGTAAACCATCTTGAGTAATATCAATTGTAAACGCCTGACTATCATCTTTTAGCTCTTTAATGTAATTATCATAAAGCTCTCTAGTCAATTCGAAACGAGCGTTAGGATTCGAGCGTAATTGACTACCTGCAACCGCTAATGTCTCATCCATGTAACCAGAAGCCGCTTTTGATAATAATGTCAATTGTTCAGCTTTTCCAGTTGTTACCGCATTCTCTGAGATTGTAATTCTTTTTACATCCGTTACACCTGTTCCAACTGCATCGAAAATTTGTGCCCAAAGACCGTCTAAGTAGTTGTAGAACTTGATATTGTCAGCAGTACCTAAACCAGAAAGTGTAGTAGTAGCCGCTATTACAGAAGTATCACCAAACCACGCCGCTCTCCAAATTAAAGCCTGCATTGCTTCAAGAATCAGGATTGAAAAGAAAATCTCTAAATCAGATCCTTCCATTTCGTAACGTTCGCGATACTCAGTGATTTTTGAACAATAAGCTTTAAATAAGCCGTCAATTTCTTTATTACAGTGAACTAAAGTATCTTCGATCCCAACCGGTTCCCAGTATTTTTGTGTTAATGTCGATTTTGCACCCGAAGTTTTTCGAGTGCAAGTTGCATCCGCTTTTAGTCCCATTTTCCCAAATTTCGACGCAAAAACAATTTGTTCCTTCATTGTGATACCTTGCTGAATACTATGCACTTGCAGAATATCAGGGCGGGTAAACACTTTTTCAACAATGAACTTTGCTAAATCTGAAACCTCCAAAGGATTCAACGTTAAAGCACTCTCTACTATACCTTTAGCCATTCTTTTTACTTTTTATATGAAAATTTCTTTTTTGTTGCTTTTTCTCCCGTTTCAGGTGTCTCAATAGCAGCTTTTTCGTTTGAAAATTTTGCTTTGTATGTATTTAAATCAAGCTCAAAAGCTTCTAATTTTGCAAGCGAATCAATAACAGAAGTATTTAACACCTCCTTCTCCGAAGTTAATACTGTAATATTGCTTTCGTGTTTTACTATCGAAGCTTTTAATTGCTTATTTTCAGCTTTTAACTGTTCTACAACTTCGTTTTCAGCCTTCTCAACTTCTTGATGTGTAATCGTAACCAACGTACCACCTTCAAAACCGTACACTATACTACTCGGTAACGTATAATCTCCGTTTGCAGGCTCATTATTTGCTGTAGCGGTTACACCTTCGACAATTTGCGATTCTGTTTCAATTTCTGCTCCAAAATCAAGCTCCACACCATTAGTGTCCTGAATAATAAGGACTTTCGGGGATTTAGGAATCAATACGTTTTTAATGCTATTAATGACAGATTGAAGTTTGTTTAGCTCCTTTTCGTTATCTTTATCCATATTATTATTATTATTATTATTATTATTTACGAAATTATAGTCTAATACTTCCTTATAACTCAAAAAGCGTTCATCCGCCATCAAGCTCAACATCGACTCGACAGTGTTACCGGTTTCTTTAGCGTATATATTAGCTATGCGGATTTTTTCAACCTCTAAACGATTTGCTGCTGCTCTGAGTTCCAAATCATCACCCTCCGTGTACGTCCATGGTGCGTGGATTAAAAATCTTGAATTTTCCGAGATACTTCTTTTGTCAGAAGCAAGAAAAATCAAAGTTGCCGCGCTTGCACAACTGCCTAATACTGAAATTTTTGGTTTTTCAGGCATAGACTTTATATAATCATATAGCTTTAAACCTTCCCATAGATCGCCACCGAACGAATCCAGCACAATTTCTGTACCTAACGATAAGTATGGTAAAAGGGTGTCAAAAGTAATGTCAAAGCCAACTTCGCCTGAAAACAAAACAGCATTTCCCGAAATTTTAATAGGTTCTATAACAGACATAGCAAACCAAAAATTCATAATACCACTATCATTCAGTAGTTTACTTGCAGATTTTTCATCGTGCAAAGTTTTGTCAAAATGAATTGATTTTGTTATTCCGTCTTTTTTATATCTTGCTACCAGTTTACTCATAGGTATACTATTTTTTTGTAAACATATAAATAATTATTTTAAATATACTAAATGTTTGCAGTTTTATTATTTGCATCATTTTTTTTTTGCGAAACCGTTACATCATCTGTAACTAAAACAATATTAGGTTTTTTTATATCGCTTGCATCATATTGTTTCGCGTTTCGGCTTATGATACTTGAATTAACCGTACTCGATTCAGCAGAGGGGCTTGGCACTGATGGTGATGCACCACCTCCAACTCCACTACTTTCGCCGGGCAAACCACTCTTAACTGATAAAATCTTCTTTACATTTGCTAGTCCCGAAACGACCGCAGCGGCAGCGGCAGTTGCACCCAGCGAGGGGCCAACTAAAGGAATTGGAGCTAGTGATGCAAACGCAGCTGTTGCACTTTGATAAGTCGATATTGTAGTCGAAGCAACAGCGGCCGCTTTCCCTACTCTTGTATTTTCACCCGCTATGGTAGCAATATTGTCAGAAAACTGTCTCGTTAAGCTTAGTTTTGCATCAAGTTCTAATCTGTTTAACTCTTTCCTTGCGTCTGAATATTTTTGCTCTATAGCTGTTACATCCGCACCCGTCCTTTCAGCTAATGTGATCTCTTGATTATATTGAGCTTCTAACTTTGTTCGTTGTTCGTTTACTTCTGTAATTATTTGTGCCTCGCTTGCTTCCTTCCTTTTTGCTTCTTCAGTGATTTCTAATGCTACGCTATCTTCTTTTAATTTCTTATTTGATGCGGTTATCTTTTTGTTTTTATCTTCGTTTAATTTAACCTCAGCGTCTGTTAAGTCTTGAATTGCGGTTCTTCTATCTCTAATTATTTCGAGCAAACGACCTAACTCTATATCATCAAATTTTAATCGTTTTGCTTTTTCAAATAATCGCTTTCCATCAGACTCGTTAAGCAGATCGTTTGCATCAATTCCCTCATTAGTTAGCGATTGAAACGATTCGATTTGGTCATTAAAAGCTTTGTCCCCTAATCGTTTTGTTTCTTTCAATAGTTCAGTTCGAACCTCAAAAGAATTTTTTTCGTCTGCAATTTTTTTCTCATTAATAGTTTTTACATTATCAAAGTTATCTAATAGAAAGTCTAGTTCCCGTTCGAATAAATCCCTGTCAATCTCAGCACGTTCTCTCGCACTTTCATACTTTTTTAATACTAATTGACCGTCTAACTCAATAACTTTTGCAACTAAATCAGCTTCTTCCTGCCTATTAGTTCGCTTTAACTGATTGTTATCTTTCAGTTGTTGATTTCGAACTTGGACTAAATGTAATTCTTGCTCCGCTTGCTCTAGCTGTAATTCTGCATACTGTTCGCTTAAATCTATTGCTTTTTTATTAGCTGCTGCATTTTCTTCAAATGTTTTTGTACTATCGCTTGCAATCGCATTTTGTAACTCAGCTTGAGCATTTAGTTCAGCTAATGCAGTCGTTGCTTTTATCATAGATTCTTCATACGCTTCAGTAGCTTCTCGAAGCACTATTGAAGCATTCACGCTCGTTTCAATTGATTCTGTAAATGTATCGAATGCAGTAGTAGCTTTTTCGGAAAAATCCTCAACGCCAAGCACAACTTTTGCGACCGCGTCCATGGCAACTTTTCCCGCTTCTGTAAATTCACCTTCAAACAACAGCCCGATTGCTTGCCCGATTTTTGGCACAAACTCAAGTAAGCCAACAAACCGATTTATTATATTTTCTTTAAGTGATTTTCCAAAATCTAAAATTGCCTGTTTGGGGTTTTCAAATACTTTAATAATGTCTTCAGCTACTAAACTTAGTAATCCTTGTAACGCTTCAAAAGTAGCTCCTGAAACGGCTGTTATCTTGTTTAGTGTATCCGCTCCTTTTTGTGTTTTATTGAACGCATTATATAGTAATTTAAGAGTAACTACTATTGCAGCAAAAACTAAGACAACAGGATTTGCCAACAATGCTTTAAACCCTTTTCCAAGTTTTTTCAATCCGTCCACAACTTGTGGCAATTTATCTGAAAAATTATCACTAGACTCGAAAGCTTCCTTTATCCCTCCTGAATAATTTCCAACTTCACGGTGTGCATCTCCTGTTGCTTTTTCTTCTTTTTTCAGAGCGTCAGTAAGCCTTAATTTTTGCTTTGTAAGTTGTTTCGCTCTATCAGTATTTTCGCCTTCAACTTTCGTAACTTCCGCCCATTCAATCGAGACAACCGACAAAGCGGCTCTAAGCTGTTCGACTGTATTAGTCCCCGCCTTTTTCGCTTCAATACTCTTTTGTACAAATGTCGTATTTTTCCTTAACTCAGTTTGCTCAGCTTTCAAGTTCGCGGTTGCTTCTGCTATTGCATACGAATTGTCTCCTTCAGCTTTCTCAAGTAGTTTTAATTCTTTTTTCAAAGCCTTCACTTTAACTTGACTTCTTGCCAAATCTTTGACAGCTTTATCCGTATTGATTTCTATATCGAAAATCGTTATTATATCTGCCATTTTTTTTATATATTAATACATTAAACCCCCTGTTCCGTCCGTAAAAATTGTACCAATTCCATCCGCCCAAAAAGGGATATTTGGAAGGGGAATAAATGATTTATCACTCACTTTAATAAATTCTATCGTTGTTGCTTCTTTCGATTTTTCGGGATTATATCCGCTAATTTTATTCAGATAAAAGGACGCTCCCAGCTCTTTTAGATAATACAGTTTAAAAAACTCTAAATTCTGAATATCGGAATATTTAAGCCATTTCTTTATCTTGAAAACAACAGGAAATAAGGCAATAGTATCAAACAATCCGTAATATGCTTCTAAGTTAAGCGGGATCGCTGTAGTCACCTGTTTATCTGTTGTTAATATCGTTGTTTCATAATAAACCAATTCAGCATCCACCGCCCTCGTAGGTGGAGGAAAGCAAAATACAAAATCATTAAAAGAGTCTGATTGCGAATAATCATATATATCTGTATTTATATATTTATCACTTTTTGAAGCGGGGTTAAGAGCCGGGACGGAAAAAAGTACGCTTTCTTTATCTTGATTTGCATTTTCTGAAAAAATCAATTTACCTCTCTTATTTTCTGTATTGCCCTCGCCTTGATTTGCGTAATTAATACGTGTTTGTTGTGCAAAATTTTCGATATATGGGAAAAATTCTTTTACTCCTGTTAACATACCCGAAAAATCCACAACTTCAGCATTATCTTCTAAATCATCAAAAAGGCGTAGTTTTATAATATCTATTCCGTCTTCGAATAATTCATCTTTTATGATATTCAAGCATTGAAAAGTAGTTGTAATAAAATCACTTAGTGTTTTTTCTTCCTTATCTGCAATTTCGTTAAGCGGGTTGAATTCAATAGTATTGCTATATGCAAAATAATTAGACGTATCACTACAAAACAAAAAGACATTTCGTAATGTAGTCATTAAGTCACTTTGCAAAGTGCTATTATAAAAGATAGCATCATCATATACAAAATTTGCGTTATAAGTTTCGTTTATATATTCAAAAATATCGATCACATAAGCAAAGTACATACCTCCTGAATTTCGGATATTTTCATTTATATCATAATATTGCAAATATGTTTTGTATTTATCGTTTACTTTGTCTGTATATTCAACCGGTGATCCGCCATCAATCGGGTAATAATCCGCCTGATTGCTTCTGCCTAATAAGTATCTTAACCTGTAATGTCCAGCGCCGTCTAAGGGAGAATTGACTAACAAATCACAAAAATCGCTATACGTCCCCAAAAATGGCGATGTACTGGACGGTAAACTCTTATTAGCTTGTAACCACGTGATGAATCCGCTTGAAAATTCTTGCCATTTCACTTCCTTTAAATCATCCCAAATATCCTTTTTAGCATATAAAAACAGATTTATACGGTCGTTTACTGAGTCTAATCTAATCCTTGTTTTTTTGATTACGTGCTCATGATTAACATAGTAATTACATACCGATCTATTGTACAACTTTGTAGATGGAAATGTTTGACTATTGCCTGCAAAACCAAAAATTGAAAGATTGTGAGACGTTAGGGGGATAGAAAACGAATTACTAATACTAATTTTCCGAGTTGATGGGGCTTTAATATCATAAGCTTGATATGTGATACCAATTGCGGTCTGTTCGTCAATATCCGCCTTAATGTCGTTAATAGTCAGTAATCTCATAATTAAATCATTTTTACGCTGTAATGTTCTGGAAGCTTAATTGTTAGCTGGATAGAACCGGTTGAAGCTTTTCGCCTTTTCACTATGTTATCAGAGCTTACAACTTCAACCAATATCCAATCGACTTCGGAATCACTGTTATTTATACCGGTATGTAAATAAACTCTCGGGCTTGTATATATGTCGGCAAAAAATTGCAATTGGTCTGTTGAAACTTCTGTTGACAAACTCATAGTTCGTTCTGTATTGTAGCCTAAAACTCGACTATTCGACTTATCGGACAAAATGCTGGTAATAAACTCATTTGACGTTCCGATTAGTTCGGGATTGTCTAAAGTCTCATAAAAACGATTAAAAGAGAAGAAACGATATTGCCCCTTAGAGTCAAGATATTTCAAAATCTTATCCTCTGAACATGCAGGAATTTTCTTTATTATTGCTATTGTCGGTAATTGACCCGATACATTAAATGTAATAGTATCGTTATCAGTTACTAGTTTCTTATATCTATAATATCCTATTAAGCTCATTATGTTATTGATATTACGTTCGTTGTTGCGTCGTTATAGAAATAAGCATATACAAAACTACCTTCAACACCATAATATGTCCGGGGGTCGTTGTCGTATTCGTCTTGAAAATTTGGAGCTGTTCCGAATTGCTTTGCTCCGTTCGTGATTGTTACAGAGACAGAATCGCGTATTGAGTCATCTTCAGGGTCGTTAAAATCTACTTTTATTTGCTTAGTTAGATTGTCAACAAAAACAAGTGTATCAACTAACTGAAGTTCATCATCTAAATCATCAATTAACGAATTGACAATATTATTTGCAACAAAAGCGAATTGTCTTTCGGTAGCTGAAATGTCTAAAATTGGAATAGCTTTGAAAGTGAAAAGAGGAGAATCACCTGCATCGTAAAAAGTGTCTTCAAAGTTCCAAATAGTAACAAACAGATAATCAGGAGGTATACCTGTATACACTGCATTAGCTAAGAAAATCAATGGTGAGTGTATCGGTAGCAAATCACTACTACCCACCTTATTATCTTGTGTTATTGTTATACTTGTTACACTCATTGTTTCAGTATTTTGCGAATATCAGAGCTAAAAGAAGTTATAGAAGCTTCTGATATTTCTTTATTCAATTCATTTATTCTATCAGTTGTTACTACGTCTGATACTAAACCGCCCAAATTATTTTGATTTGGGACTTTAATACCCCACCTTGCCACCACGTAAGCGACTGCAAAAGGATCTAAATTAAGCCCTTTATCTTCAACCCACTGACTGAAAACGTTCTCCCCAAACCATGCCACGAAACCTTGTATTGCTTTGACGGACTGGTCTTTATTGGGTCGCCTGCCATTTTCCACGTATTCGGTATAGTCTTCGCCTGTTATCCCGATTTTTACACCTGTTTCTTTTTTTATGCTAAAATCTTGCAAAGCTGACTCCCAGCGTCCCGAGGCTCTCAACCCTAAACGGTTGTAATTGCCGATTAAATCAATATGTACATTTTCTAACCATCTACTTGTTATTGATTCTAGCTTTTCCATATTATCTTTTATAATTACATGAAGAAAATAAAATAAGTGCTATAATTATAATGCAAAAATAAGCTATAAATATATTAGCGATTATGTCAAGATTATTTAATATCAATTCGTCCATATCGTTTATTGTTCAAAAACTGTATTATCTGATATTGCAAAATCAAGGTTTGAATCGTAGATGTTAACTACAGGCACGAGACTTGCAGAAACAACGTTTAACTCATTATCACACGCAAAACTAGATATAAAATTGGCGAGCAACTGCATTAAGTCTTTTAAGCGTCTATCATACTTTTGCAGATGCGTTTCGTCCAGCGTTGAATCTTCGCCCAGAGCTGTAAATTTCATACCCAGCATTAACAAACAAGTATACTTAACGGTAGTTATTGTTGAATTTCTAAACGTTGGGTCTATTTTAAAATCTACTATTAGCAATATGTCCCCATCGTCGTACTCAGCTACAGATTCTGCATTGCGGTTAAATTCATCTAATCCAAATATAAATTTATAACCCAATGTGACTGCACTTGCTTCTAATTGCCCTATAATGTCTATTAATACCATAGTCTTTTTGTTGTTCCACGTGGAATATTTCCCAAATGTACAAAAAAAAATCCTATTCGTAATCACGAATAGGACAAAAACTAATCAAAAACTAACGAATTATAAAAAACAGAAGTAATAAGACGATGTAAAGATAAGAAAAAATAACTAACATCAAAATTACTTTGGTCTCATTGCGTTATTTAATCGCTCTTCGAAATCAGAAGTATCTTTTATTAGCTTTAGTTTTAAAAAACATTCACTATATTTCAATTGTCTAACAGTATCGTATTTTGTCACGTCCCCGCTAGCTAGCGTATCTAATTGCAAAAAGCTACGATAATCATTGAACACATCAACCCCCGCCATGACTTCTGCGTTCGAGGGGACACGACCTCCCAGCGCTTTTTCTTCCATCTTTGTAATCCGACTAACCTCTTGCATTAAGTATAAAAACGAGCTTTTAAAATCTACTATTCCAGTATTATAGATCGTTTCGGGCTTAATTCTTTTATGTTCTACGAGTAAATCAATATAAGATTCCCACGAAATGCCAACAAAATTTATTAAATCTTGTGCATCCTTTACAAAACCAAAATTGTTTGCCAACAATAAACCGATTTTTAATGTGTCTTTTGGCTCAAATATCCCATTTTCAAGTATAAAAGTAATTTCGTCCGTATTCGTTCCCGCCAAATAATCTTTTAATTTTACATCTTGTTTCATTTTCTTCTATGTGATTTCGTCCCGGCTCGTGTTATTGGACTAATTAATGTTTGAGTGATATATCTAGCAGCGTCAATAATATGATTAAAATCGTCTATTGGGACTTCACCTTTTTTGTCTAACCATACCCAATTATTAAGTTCTCTCGCGAGGTTATAGCTAGTTGGGGTCACAATTATTTTATAACTGCTTATAGCCTTAATATCATCTACGATCTTATTCTTTGAAACAGCTCTTATATTAAGTCCTTTTGATTTCAAATCTAATATTGAACGTGTCCCTGCACTATCTGCAATAATTAATTCGTCTTCAATATCTTTGCTTTTTATTATGTCATACAGTTGATCTGTTGACAATTCGTTTTTATATATTTTCTCATCCCAGTATATTCTTCTTAGTTTTTTGTCAACGGCTACTTTTACCATCGCGTCGGGATCGCGTACTCCAAAATCAAGACCGTACGCAGACCGTAGATTTTCGTCAAACTCTCCATAACTCCAATTATCAAAAATCGCTCCTTCGAGCTGTCCAATTTCGCCCAAGCCGTATACTTTCCACCAATTTTTATTCGACTTTCGGGACTCTATTTGTCGAACTATATTCGCGTCTAAAAATTCATTATCTAGGTACGTAGACTTGATAAACGTATGTTTCTCTTTCGGTAATACGTCTGTTTGCATCCAAAATTCCCGCGTAGGATTGTAATCTAAAAATATTGTTTTTCGTGTCCTGATAGCTAATTGAGTATACACGTCATATTTTAGGTGATTACACTCATTTATATATAATATATCCCTTCGTGGCCCGTGGACTTTTGCCAGATTATCTGCTGAAAAGAATTGGATTTGGCTTAATCCAATCTTATATTTTAAATCTGTGATATGCTTAACGTCTTTCACTATAACGCCTTGCTTTATCAAAATGTTATCGAAATCGACTATTGCCCCCATTTTCAGATGTGGGAGAGCATAAGACACTATTGAAATGGAAAGTGGTTCTTTGCTGTATAATGCGATTATGTATAGCAATTGTAATATACTAAACGTTTTTGAGGAACTAGTCCCCCCTTGGTTTACAATGAGGGGGGATAAGCTATTATAAGCTGCTAAATTCTTTGAAAAAACGCTTGTAGTGTTCATCTATCTACAAAAAAGTTTTTCCAAATCTATTGCTGTTTTTTCATCCTGTACTGTGATTTCAAGTTTTGGAGTCATAGAACCGTCAGAGTTTGAAATATCAAGTTTTTCAGGCTCGTTATATCCCAACATTTTATTTAGCACTTCGCCCGCTTTTAGTCTGTCTTTCGTTTCTTCAGCTGTTGAAAATGCAATACCAAGAAAAAAATTAACTTGTTTAATCCTGCTAATATTGCAGGTTTCGGCTACGTTTGTTTGAAGTTTTTTTATTTTTTCTAGCAGCTTAGGGTTCCTTAATAGCTTGTTAGCCAACACACCCGCAGTATTTCTATTTTTAGTATTAGGATAGGCAGATAAATAAGCACGCGTCGCGTTATAGTCAATTGCATACTCTTGACAGAATTTTTCTTGTTTGTTTGTTAACTGATCACCCTTCATGTTTTTTTATTTTCGCATAAGATACACAAAACATATTGTTATATCAAATCTTTTGCCGTCTCAATTAAATCGGAAAAGTTTTTTCCGAATAAATCTCTTGTGTCCGAATCTTGAAAAGACAAGACAGCCGCAAGACCCATAACGTAATCTGTATAGACACTAGTACTTCTGAATTTTATGACATATTTGGTAGTACAATCCTGCCAGTCTGGAATCCATCCGCATCGGTATGCGTCGCGGAGGTCTATTAGCTGTTTTAATGCAGCAAACTGCTCTAGCTGTTTTTTTGTTCTAAAGTCTAAAGTTGATTTGTGTCGACAAGGTGTAGAATAAAGACTCATAAATTCTGCCCATGCCTTCACATACTCTTTTTTGACAGCTCTTTCATTTACTTCAGTTCCGTCATCCGAAACTTCAAATATAAATCCTTCTGATGCTTTCATCTTATTTCTGTTTACACTCTGTTCTTTACTAAATCCATGCGGATAGCGTATTTCAAGCCTTAAATATTCACCCGTTTCTTCAATTAATCCGAAATTTATTTCATCATCATCATCACCTTTTCGGAGCTTGACGTGTTCGATAAACTTTCTTAATAATTTTTGGTTTACTTCTTGCTGCATTTTCTTGTATATAAAAATAGCCATTTTAGCATATACACGTTAGAGTTGTATATGAAAAATGGCTATATATGTAATATCGTTATACTAATCTCTAACATTAGTAATTAATGCAAATATATATATAATATATTTAACAACACTATATTATTTTACTGTGATATTCAATTAATTTAATAACGTCCTGACTATCAGACTTTGCTTTAATGATTATTTTTTCGTTTTGCGGCTTGATTATAAACTCAACATCTAAAAAAGTTAGGTTTAATTCGTTTGCTTTTGCAGATAATAACTGCACCTGTTCGATTTTTTCCATTATTTTTCTTGTTAATTAAAAAGGACTCATTTCTGTTACATTAACGTATTTATTGAACTTTGCTTTATACTTTTTTTTAGGTTTGTTTGCGGAATAAACACCGTTTGCTACCCTGAAAATTTTTTCGTCTGCTACTAACGAATATACAGATATTCGCACATGAGATGGGAGTATATCGTCATTTACTTGCCTTAAAATCAAGTCTTTAATCCCTGAATCGTTTTTTTTCAAATCTCTAATAATTCTGTTGTTTAATTTCAACATTCTTAATTCCATTTTTGTCATATTCTATTTATTTATTTGCGTTGTAAAATGCTTTTGCAAAACCTTGACTGCAAAGAGATCTAAAATCTGAATCGTTTTTTACATGTTCTTTTGCAAAAGCAAATTCAGGCAGATGATTTATAGCTGACTTGTGCAGAAAAGCTAGTGATACTTTTTGCCGTCCCGGTCTGGTATATAATTTATCGTTCTTCGGCACATCGTCCCAGTTTGTGAATAATCTGTCTGGCATATTGAATCCACCCCACAAAGCGGTTTTTTTTGTCCAAGGCGAGCCATATTCCCACGGCTGGTAAAAATGGTCAGGCTTACCTATAAAGTTCCGTAAAACCCCTGTAAATGGATTTTCAAGTACCCAAAACTTTGGATTAGCTTCATCTATGATTCTCATGCAGTGATTTACAAGGAATAAACCTTTTTTAGTATCGTTTTTTTTGTGTCGACCCTTCGCGGTTGAAAGGTGAGTACAAACAGGATTTGCAATAACCCCGTGGACATTTTTAGGGGCTGAAAAATTTTCAACCCCTATTTTAATTCCGACTTTTATAACCTCGTAATCAGGGTCTAAGTCGTAAAACCTGCTGTCTGAACCTATATCCGCGCATAGGTGAAGTATTTTTTTTTTCATTTAGTTAAGCTGTCTTTAAACTGGTTTGTCTTATCAACTTCTGAAGCATATATATAATAAAATCTTGAATAAAAAAAACTTTTTTCAAGTTTATCGTAAATTAATATCATGCAACAGCTTCAATATTTCTATCATCTTGTGCTTTCACTTCTGTAGATAATCCTTTTAGTTTTTTGTATAGTAAGTCTGATACTTGAATGTTTTTCATTTTAATTTTGTTATTTGAGTAATTAAGAATTTAAAAGCGTCTAATCTTCTTACTATTCTATATTGAAAACCTTGCCCCTCCACCGCTTTTTGCCATTTTTTTTGAGCTATTCCCTGCACACCTTTTTCGGTTTTGAATTCAATCATATAAGCTATGCGGTTAAAGTAGAACACCATGTCGGCACGTCCTTTTTGCAAGCCCATTATCTTGTTTTTTGCCCCGTCTAATTTATGCTTCGAATTGTTTAAGTTGTAACACATAAGCCCTCTAAAGTCAGGGTAGGTGTTGTGAAACCATTTATAACATTCGCCTTGCAATTTGTCCTCTTTTCTATTCATAATTCCACTATTAAATTCATGTTCTTAAAAAGTGACCATACAAACATATTTATATTTATATGGTCTAAATATTGAGTATCCTCATAAGCTGTTATTTTAGTTATTTTGAAACCTTCTTTTTTATTTTCTATAATTCCGATTTTAAAAATATATTTTTTTTCGAACAATTCAAAGTGTATAGGTGTTTTTTTTATCAATTCGAGTAGTTTATCGTTTAAATCTGCAAAATCTCTGTTTTGCGTTTTCATTATACTAGTTATCATAAGCGTATTATCACTATGCCACTCAACCCCAGTAAGCTTTAGTTTAATTTTCATAATATTCCGTTATTTTTTTAATTATTTTTGATAAAAATGTTTCTAGTTTATGATTTCGCGACCCCTCCAAAGTGCTTTTTTGAAAGATAAAGTAGTCAGGTTTAAATTTTTCTCTTATCCGTTGCTCTAACTTCCCGCTATTTAGACTTCTTCTAAATACTTCTATTGAAGTGTCGCAAAATAAATCCGATATTAACCCAAAATATTTATTTTTAGCTTGGTTCATTGTTAGTGAATTTTTTATAGAGTATTCGACTAGATTTGAAACGTTTGGAAGTACTTTATTTACTCGCACCAACTCTCCCGATTCAATGGATTTTCCAATCTTTTCTTTTTTAATCTGTTCGAACCCGCAATCCGGGCAAATAGTAGCTTTCGGGCTTATAAAGTTCCCGCATTGTTGGCATTGTTTTGCATCCGCTGCGTTTATTGATTCTATTATTATCTTTTCCGAATCATCATAAAAATACTTACTCCAATCTCGTTTCTTAGACCATTTCCCGTGCTCCTGCACGTTCCCCCCCAGATCGATAAGCTTGAATTTACTTTTATAAATCTTATCAGTTATTCGTCCGCCACGTCCTGCGATTTGAATAAATTTTGATAAGCTTGCGGTCTTCACATTGAATAAAATAGCTTCTACGTCCTTAACATCAAATCCAGTCGTGAAAACATTAACATTGCAAAGAATAGCCGCGTCCGTATTCCTGAACCATTCCACTATTGCATGTCTTTCTTTTGTAGAGTTATTGACTGAATCATACATTTTAACATCATAACCTTTTTCTATCAAATTCTTATACACGGATGCATTTACTTTTGCTGATGGATTGAATATGATTGTTTTAAGTCCTTTACACTCAGCATCAAAAACCTTATTTAATTCGTCATAAAAGCTTTTATTGTCAAATTTCTTAGTTAAACTTGCGGTCGTATAGTCTCCTGTTTTCGCATCCATTTTCAATCCGTTTTCATTGAAATTTTTTGTTTCGTATATTTCTTCAGCTACTAAAAAATTAGATTCTATTAAAAAATCAATATCAACAGACTGGATTAAATAATCATAGTAATCGGACAAAGGTATTTTTTTAGAAATCTTTTGTCCGATTTTGTTTTCGAAAGTTATTTTGTTATTAATGATTGGTGTAGCCGTAAACCCTATTATTTTACCTTTGAAATTTTCTAAAGTTGGCATATAATCGAGTCGATGGCATTCGTCAATAATAACATAATCATAGTAATCAAAATCAAAGCGTCCTTTTTTGAATCTACTTTGTATTGTTTGAGCCATTCCCACTGTTAAAGGTCTGTATTTGATTTTTTTAGTATCTGCGGTTACTATATTTACATATTCCCCAAAATCTGCAAAACTTTCTGATGTTTGTCTAACGAGTTCTATTCTGTTAACTAATATTAATACATTACCTTTTAGTTTTAATTCTAAACTTAAAGCTACAAAAGTAAATGTTTTACCGCCCCCGGTCGCGAGGCTTACACAGCACTTCTCATGTTCTTTTAAATGAGACAGTACTAACCTTTTTATTTCAGTTTGATACGGTCTTAACTTCATTGTCTTTAATTTGTTTTAAATATCGTTGTAAAGTCCTTTTACTTATTTTTAAGTTCTTTGATACTTCTGCTCTATTGAAATCATTATCAGCTTTGTGTATAGCAGTTATTTTGTCTATTATATCGCCCTTAGTATTTTTCATTACTTCATTAGTATCCGCTAATGAGGTATTTTGCAATATCATTTTGTAATTATTATCGATAAAATAATCACTTAATCTTTTTGCTTTCAATACTGAGTCTTTACTAATTTCAAGAATTTTATTCCCTTCATTTGTTAACTCTTTCAACGTATTGATTATGAGGGAAAACCGCACTATATATGACTTTTGCTTTGCCAACATTGATTTTAAAAATTCTGGTGTATCATCTGAGTTTTGACGTGCTGTTATTTCGCGATGTATCCGGCTCCATTCCACCGCCGCATCTGATGACCATCTTGCAGTTAGAGGGTCTATCTCGCCATCTTGCGAAACTACTGTTAAAGCTCTGATACTGTCATAGACACCTAATATCCATTGATTATAAAACTCTAATAATTCCGGTGCGATTTCATCGGTTACATAGTCTGAAACCTTCAAATCTGGATAGGAAAATAACATTCTATCCAAAAATCCATTATCTTGATTTTCAGAAGTGTAAAAACTAGCCAAAATTCCCGGCTGAATTCCGCCCAAAACGGGCAAAATAGGTCTCTCGATAAAATTCGAAGCTCTACCCACACGATCTACTGAAATGCTTTTTCCAGCCCAGCTGCTCAGCCACTGCTCTTTATCCGCCCCATCTTTGTATTTATTCATATCCTTAAACCACCCAGCCAATTCGTCTTTATTTATTCCGATCCCGTTTTGACTTTGCGAATGAAGGATGATAAGAGCTTCTATTGTTACATCATCTACAACAAATTGTTTGCGCTCCGGCTCTGGCACCTCATGACAATTTAGTTTTTCTTTCGCAGTCAACTCATCATAATCCATAAAACTTTTCTTAGCCTTTTGGTATTCCTTGATTATCTTCGAGTTGAGATTTTGGAGTGGGAATAAAGCTTGATTCAGAGATGGTGACTTTCCCACGCCCGCGGCCCCCACAATAGATATCCACAACGTCGACGGTTCAGTCCAACCTTTTTTTACTTCTAAATGAATGCTTTTTCCAACCAATAAAGACCCCGCCCACATCAAGGCGCATCCCATGTAGTCGATTGAACTATTGAGAGTTCTGTTACATTCTGAAAAATATTTAACTATGCTTTCAGGGAAAATATCCATAGGAAAATCACCCGTTTTAGGAGCTGTTGTTTTTTCGATTTTGATACTACTACTCAATTTTGGAATAGGTCTACTACCATAACCCTCTGAGTATAATACACTTGCAGCTTTTGAAGTATCCCCATCATGGTGTTTAATCGCATAAGCTTTGAAGGGGTATATAGCTTCTAATGCGGGATAAGCTGTACCCGTGCTGTGTAGATACATACAACCTGAATTGAATATATACCCGCTATGTGGACTCTTCGCTCCGTGACGACGTATTAATGTCTTGTCCGCTCTCTTGCCTACTACCGTAAAATCGTCACTTACAATGTCCCACACTGACTTCTGATTGTTATAATCTGCCCAAGGAGTTATATTTGATCCTTTGTATTGCGTTCGTGTGTGACTTGGAATTTCTGTATGCTCTTTTATCGGATCTTGTTTTTCATTAAAAGACCTGCAAATGTTTATTATTACATTTCTTTCATCATCTGTGATTAAACTAATATCTGAATAATCTCTGCTGAAAATCAAATCCGGATACATACAAACATAACCGCCAATCCCCCTAGTTTCAATTACAGCTTCCGTATCATTTTTCAATACAGCTAATTTTAAATTTCCCTGTATGTTATTGGCACGATATATGATATGATAACCGCCATTTTTTGTTCTTTTTATCACTACTTTTTTTATGAAGTCGTCGATATGTTTTTCTAGCTCGTCAAGTAATGCATTCCAAAAAAGATTTCTGCTAATCAAATCTGGCATCACTTTCAGATCTACATCAATTGTTTCAACTTCGTTGAAGCCGTTTATCAGTCCGAAAAATTCGCTAATTACAGGGAATTCGTCTAAACTTTCGACTTTCTTGTCTTGATAAATTTTCCATCTTTGGAGCGCTTTTTTTCTAGAATTCAGCGGAATGCAATTAAATCCTTTTTCTAATAGATTTTCAATATATTTTCTTTCCATATCTTATTATTTTTAAAACAAGGGGTGACAAAACACTGTTTTGTCACCCCTTGTCACCCCCTTGTCACCCCCTACTGTCACCCCCTAGAGCCTTACTGCCATTGACTTCTTGCTAAAAAGTGACAGATTTGGCACTACTTTTTAGTAAATGAAAAAAATAAAATAAAAAAATCTGAGTTTTAGAAAAGTAGTGCCAAATCTGTCACTTTTTAGCAAGAAGTCAATGGCAGTAAGGCTCTAGGGGGTGACAGTAGGGGGTGACAAGGGGGTGACAAGGGGTGACAAAGCAGTATTTTGTCACCCCCTTGTTTTACTATTTTTTTGGTTTAAAAAGGTAAGTCATCACTATTTCCGTCTTCTGTATAGACATTTGAGTCGAAAGGTTTTTCATTCGAAGAGAATTCTTTTACGTTGCCCAAAATTGGCAAATCGTTAAACTTTTTCTTTCCAATCTCGTTGCTTTCCTGATACGTTTTTCCGTCTATTTTTTGAGCAGAATGAGCTATCATTCCATTTTGTTCATACTTATCAGGCTCCGTATCTGTCATTATTCTAAGATTCAGATAGCAGTTGCCTTTTTCGTCAACCTTGATGTGATTCGAGTCAAGGTCTATAATCAAAACTTGTTTTCCTTTCTTGCTTTCTTGTCTATAACTTTTTAGTTTAGCGAGGTTTATAGAACCCCCATAGGTTTTTTTACTCATACTTTTAGTTTATTATACATCATTATCAATGCATCAATGAATATTGTTATTATCAGTAAATATCCTGCAAAATCATGCAGACTTTTCTCGTCTAAGAATAATTTTGCCGTCCAAATTAATGAAAAAATCGCAAAATATACTATCGTCCTAATCATTGTTTTCATTATTTTCTGATTTTTTTAATATTATATCTAAGCTCTGTAAATAGCTCTTACGCTATCTTCTAATATATCATCTACTCTAAATGAGTAAAC